GATTCCTCTCAAGGATATGACCAATGGTGCGGATGAGCTTATCGCTCAAATTAACGAATTAATTTCAAAGGAAATAACCAATGCATAAGCCCGAAGAACCTTACGATTTAAACATATCAGTAACTCAAGCATTAGCACTAACCCTATTGATGTCTCACGGGAAAGTTCCAAGTGCTAGCAAAGAGTTAGGTCACTGTCTTCAAACTCTGGATTTTTTTAGAAGTTTAGTGAATTCAGGCATGTTTGATGTCTCTGAGATGATAAAGGAAGCCGATAAGCTTATTCATGATTTAGACCAATCAACAATAGTATCTGAAGGAGTGAACAATGAACGACACGATTGATACAACACAATATCTCCAAAATCACAGAGGGCATTTAGTGCCTCTATCCCAAATTTCAGAGGTAGATTTAATGCGTAACGCATTGGTTAATGACCTCATTGACGAAGCGAAGGAACAGGCCGAACAGGTTCGTGAGAAAAAGCTTCATTCAATGTCAGAAATAAAAGCCTTCATGACGCTTTCCAGCGAAAAATACGGTGTAGATATTGGAGGCGATAAAGGCAATGTCACGCTTACAACTTACGATGGTAATAGGAAAATCCAGCTAGTTATGGCCGACATTATTGAGTTTGATGAACGCCTTGCAGTTGCCAGAACGCTCATAATGGAATGCGTTGAAGAATGGAGCGAAGGTGCAAAGCCAGAAGCAATAACCTTGATTAAAAACGCATTCGCACCTGATAGTAACGGCATGGTTTCTACGGGCAAAATCTTAGCTCTTCGCAAGCTCAATATTGAGCACAAAAAATGGCATCAGGCAATGCAAGCAATCGTTGACTCAATCCAGGTTACATCGACCAAGCCTTATATCCGATTCTATGAAAAGGATGAAACGGGTAAGCATCAGCAAATAGTCTTAGATCCTAAAAACCTGTAGCTATGAATACCGTAAGAAACGACTTGCCTCTTTCTTATAAGCAGAAAGCGAGGCTCGCTATTCTAGCACGCGAAGCCTGGGAGGAAAACGGATGCAAGGGAAACTATGATAGCTTTCGCCAGCAGCTCTCATACAACACCGTTCGTTGTCGCATATCAGAAGCTACTCAACGCCACTACGGTCCTTTGGTGAGAGCATTCACCAATGCCAAGGGCTTTAATGGCATACTTGGAATTAATGGTGAAGAAAGGGATTTCTCCAAGGGTCGCAAGGAACTCGGTAGTAAGATCCAAGCCCTCCTCCTGGATAATGGATACCATTGGAAATACGCCGACGGAATTGCCAGGCAAATGTATTCAATCGACCGCGTCGAATGGTGCACTCCTGAGCAACTAACAAGTATTATTTCTGCAATAAATAGACACGTAGGAACCAGGTAAAAGAAATGATCACCACCGAAGAACAAGCTCAACTGATGCGTGAAAGCACCATGCTTGCCGAGCTGTTAGATGCCGGCATAAGCGTGCGTGGTGTGCGCAATCTTATTGATGAGTTTGGTGGTGGTAGTATTTATGTTCCAACCTTTGTGCCGCGAGGGCATCCATTAGATAACATCCTGAGCGGTCATGATATTGGCCGACTGTGCGCCCTTTATGGGCAGGACCATATGTATGTTCCTAAAGGTCGCAAATACCAAACAGCTCTATTACACCACCGCGTTTTCAACGCTTGGCAAGGTGGGGGTAGCATTAGTCAACTTCAAAAGAAATTTGGTCTCAGTGATCGGCACATTCGCCGAATACTAAAAAAGCGAGGGGTCGATATAATCGTTACCCCAAGGGCAAAACCTATCAAGCAAAAGAAAAGCGAGATGAATCAACTCGAACTATTTTAACTGCCAGATTATATATCCCTATTAGATAAAGCCTCGGATTGTCCGGGGCTTTTTTTATTTGTCCGAGAACGTCCCTGATTAGAAGGATGGAGCATTGATCCATCCTTGAATCCCTTAAACGCATACAGAGGGATTTAAACGTGTTTTAAATGGGGTTGCATTTGCCCTTTGGTGTCTCCTCGAAACCAACAAAACAAGATGGCCTTGGGTAGACTCAAGTCACCCTTACCAGAACAGATATAATGAGTGCGTATATGTTCAAAGATTCAGGAGTATTAGTCGAATTGAACTGCGTTGAATGCGGAGAAGAAAAGCCCCTGCCTGAGTGGGTGCCTATTTCTCCGGCAGACTCGACAATTAGAGGCGAAGATAAACGTGTTTATCTGATGGATGCCGATCAAATCGTCAGTGAGCTGAACAGTTCAAATTTAGCTATAGCTTTGGATGTAGCTCATTCTACTGAGCTAAAAGCACCCAAAGGGGAAAACTACTTTATTGCCGCTTGGCTAAAGCCGTTTCGTGTTAACCCTCAAACAAACAACATTGAAGGGAAAGCAACCTGGATAAGCCTTTACGAGCCGAGAGTTCGTAGCGGGGAACTCAAATATATATCTCCTGCTTATAAAGTTGCTCCAAGTTCCAGAAAGGTTCTCCGCATTAGCTCCGCTGGTTTTGTTCCACACCCGAACTTTGAACAGTTATCACTTAACCATCACCAATTGAAAATGAATGATGAACAAATCCAAGAGCTGAAAACAGAGCTCAACCTTAGTGAAGATGCCAGTGGTGCAGATATTGTATCCGCGGCAAAGGCACTGAATACAAAGTGTGAAACAGCACTTAATTCAGTTCAGGACGTTGACGTAACAAAGTATGTGCCTCGCACTGATTACGAGGCAAAGCTTACTGAGCTCAAAAATGCCCAAATAGAGTTGAATTCTATTAGAGATGAAGCCGCTCAAACAGAACTCAATGCTGCAATCGATCAGTATCGCAAAGATGGCAAGATCCCGCCTGCTCAAGTGGAGCAATACAAGAAGCAGTTCAAGGGCGTAAATGGCCTAACAGAACTCAACGCTTTCATGTCGAACGCACCTGCCCTGGTTCCTGCTGAAGAGCGTGCTCCAAGTGGTCAGCCCGAAAGTTCTTCGACCGAACTAAACGCCGAAGCTCAAGCCCTAGCTACTATGTTTGGGAACAGTATTGAAGACCTGAAGACATTCGGGAAATAACCAGCAACAATAACTTTAAAGGAGATTTAATATGTCTTTAACAGCAGATAGAAACACACCTCAGAGAAGCGGGCACTCATTGCCGCTGCCCGTAGCTGCCGACGCTCTGATCTACGCCGGAGCGCTGGTATGCGTAAATGCAGACGGATTTGCTATTCCGGGCAAGACGGGCACAGGTCTGGCTTATGCTGGCCGTGCAGAGGAACGGATCGATAATACTGATGGAGCCAATGGAGATTGTAAGGTTATGGTTCGTATTGGTGATGCCTTCCTCTGGGAAAACTCATCCACAGATGCCGTTACGGCCACAAGCCTTATGCGTGACTGTTATGTAGAGGATGACTGTACTGTAGCCGGAACTGCCGGCGAAAGCGCTAAGTCCGTCGCTGGTCTGGTGATTGGTATCGACGATGACGGCGTTTGGGTAGCCCCCAAGTATTAACCTTTACAAAACTCGAAAGGAGATAATTTCAAATGCTCGTAAATAAATCTACATTAAGCCTGATCTTCACAAACCTGAAGACCAATTTTAACAAGGCCCTTAAAAGCGCAACCCCAATGTGGGATCAAGTTGCGATGAAGATTCCATCTACAGGATCCGAAAACAGCTACGCTTGGTTCGGAAACTTCCCCCGTCTACGTAAGTGGGTTGGTGAAAAGGTTGTCAAGTCGCTCGCAGCCCATAAATATACCGTCGTAAACGACGACTACGAGAGTACTGTAGGAGTTCGTCGAAATGACATCGAAGATGACAATCTTGGGATTTACAAGCTCCAAGCGGAAGCTGCTGGTGAGGCGGCTAAAATGTGGCCCGATGACATTGTCTTTACGTGTGTCAATAATGCATTCACTGAGAAGTGTTATGACGGTAAACCATTTTTCGCCTCAAACCATCCTAATGGGGATAAGCAAACGTTTTCCAATAGCGGAACCAAAAAGCTTGATGCTTCCTCCCTAGCTGCTGCTCAAGCAAGTTATGGTGCAGCCAGAACAGCCTTACGAAAGATGAAGGATGAGGATGGTAAGCCATTGGCTATAAATCCAAACCTCCTGCTCGTTCCTCCTGCACTTGAGGATGTTGCCAATGCCCTGGTGACTGCTGAACGCCTAGACGATGGTAAGACAAACATTTATAAGGGCACGTGTAAGGTTCTTGTGTGCCCACATCTAACAAGCGATACCGCATGGTTCCTTTTGGATACCACTCAAGTTCTCCGGCCATTCCTTTTTCAGGAACGCAAGGCACCTGTATTGGTTAGCCAAACCGATATGAGTAGTGATGCAGTATTTGATCGTGCTGAATATAAGTTTGGTGCAGAGGCACGC